ACTATACCGATATATCTCAGATTAAGACCTCACTTGAATTTGAAGTTCGCAAACTTGTAAGAGAGAAGCGTGAGTACTATGGAGGAGAAGCTGACGCAAAGATATATGCCGAGAAACCTTTTGGCAATAGTATCAAGACATCTGAAAAGATGAAAGTATATCTAGAGAGTGATCAAGAGATCATCAATCTAGAAGCGAAAATTAAATACCTAGATCAAATGCTCTATTGGTTAGATCAGGTAATGAAACAAATATCAAATAGAGGGTTCCAAGTCAAGAGTGCTATTGAGTGGGAGAAATTTATTAATGGACAATAATGACACAACTCTTTGTAAAGAAAAAGAATGAAGTCTACGTTACAATTCATTCTGAAGAGGAGCATGTCCATAAGGAACTAGCAGACTACTTTACGTTTGAAGTTCCTGAAGCAAAGTATTTAAAAAAGAATCCCAGATACAAATATTGGGATGGTACTATCCGTTTGTATTCTCCTGGTACTGGTTCATTGTATTGTGGATTAATAGATCACCTTCAAACATGGGCTGATGAACGTGAGTATAAGATCTATCATGCACCTGATGAATGGTATGGTGATATAGTTGAGGATAATGATTTTGTTACACCACCTGGTGTAAAACATTTCATGGATAAAATTTGCAATATAAAACCTCGTACCTACCAATACAAGGCAGTATACGAGGCATTAAAAAATAATCGTAAGTTATTATTATCTCCTACTGGATCTGGCAAGTCTCTTATGATCTATTCCCTCGTGAGATACTATACTGCTACCAACAAGAAAATTCTTATCATAGTTCCTACTACTTCTCTCGTCGAGCAAATGGTTAACGACTTTATTGATTATGGTTGGAATGCGGAGGAGTACGTTCATAAGATATATGGTGGTAAGGATAAGAATACAAATAAGAATATTATTATATCTACTTGGCAATCTATTTACAAGTTCCCTAAGAGATATTTCGATGATATAGATTGTGTCATTGGCGATGAAGCACATCTATTTAAAAGTAAATCATTAACTGGCATCATGACTAAGTTGCATAATGCTAAGTATAGATTTGGTTTCACTGGTACACTGGACGGATCTAAGACTCATAAGTGGGTACTTGAAGGTCTCTTTGGATCATGTGATCAAGTAACTAAGACAGATGATCTAATCAAGTCAGGCTATCTCAGTAAGTTTAGAATTAAAATCCTACTTTGTCAACATGCTCCTCAGCATTTCGAGACATATCATGATGAAATAGATTATCTATGTGAACATCGTGGTCGGAATAACCTTATTAAAAATTTGGTAAAAGACTTAGATGGCAATACTCTTGTACTCTTTAATTATATCGAGAAGCACGGAGAACCATTGTTTGAAATCATAAATAATTCTGTAGATAAAGATCGCAAGATCTTTTTCGTTCATGGTGGTACGGAAGTAGCAGACCGTGAAGAAGTTAGATTAATTACGGAGTTAGAAAACAATGCAGTTATTATTGCGTCGTATGGGACTTTTAGTACTGGTATTAATATTAAGCGATTACATAACATCGTCTTCGCGTCGCCGTCCAAGTCCAGAATACGAAATCTTCAGTCAATAGGAAGAGTATTGAGAAGAGGTGAAGGAAAAGATATAGCAACATTATATGATATCGCTGATGATATTGGTGGTCAGAACTATACTCTTAAACATCTTAATGAAAGAGTCAACATATACAACGATGAAAATTTCAAGTATGAAGTTATTAAAGTAAACCTTAGAGCAAATTAAAATGACAGAGGCAGACTTAAAAAAAGCGGAAGAAGAATTCTACGCTTCAGTCAAATTAATATCAGGAGAAGAAGTACTTACACAAGTATGCTATCTTCCTGATGAAGATAAGATAGTGATGAATAGACCTCTTCAAGTTGAGATTGCTAGACAAAAGAAAGGTAATGTTGAGATCGCGGGGTTCGCTCTTAAAGAATGGGTGATGGCTACATTTGATGAAATGTTTATTGTTAATAGAAATCACGTTTTAACAATGACTGAATTGGATCCTACCATTAAAGCATTCTATGAACAGACTTTAGGTAGAATAGAAAACGCAAAAAACCTGACTAAGAATGGAAATAAACTTCCACGTAAGTCAGGTTACTTAGGTTCTATTCAAGATAAAAAAAGATCTTTAGAAGATATATTTAATAAAAGCTAGAGTCATCCTTGAACCCTTAACATGGTTAGTCTACTGCGTTTGTGGTTCCTTGTCAAGCCCCCTTTACAAATCGGATCCTGCGTGCTACACTATGATCAGTGATACGAACAATTCGTGGCAAAAGTAATGGCAAGAAAAAAGACAGAATACTATGTTAACAATAAAGAATTTCTTTATGCTATAAGCGAGTATCGCTCAAAGGTTCTTAAAGCAAAAGAAGTAGGGGATCCCCGACCTCGTGTGACGAATTATATTGGGGAATGTTTTTTAAAGATTGCTACACATCTATCATACAAACCAAATTTTGTCAACTATATGTTCCGTGAGGATATGATCTGTGATGGCATTGAGAATTGTTTGCAGTACATAGATAATTTTGATCCAGAGAAGTCCACGAATCCATTTGCTTATTTCACTCAGATTATATACTATGCATTTTTAAGACGTATCCAGAAAGAAAAGAAACAGTTAGAGATTAAAGGTAAGATATTAGAACGTTCTGGTTATGATGAAGTTATGCATACTGATTCATATGATGGTAGTATGACTGGTATGAATGCATCACATTCAGATATGGGAAGTATAAAAGAAAATATTCAAACTAAAATTAACAGATGATATTAGAAATACAACTAGAAGTAATTAAAAAACTAAGGGAACTATATCCACAATCAAAAGCAGTATATACTATTAACACTAAATGGATCCACTTTTAAATCTATTAAAAGAGAAAGCATATCGTAAAGGAGAGTTTAAGTTGTCATCTGGTAAGACCAGTGAACACTATGTCAATTGCAAACCTGTCATTCTATCTGGTGAAGGTTTGAAGTTAACTTCAGAAGCACTTCTCAAAGTTATTAAGACTAAGGTAGTGGGAGGTTTGACTCTCGGTGCTGATCCACTAGTATGTGGTGTTGGTGTTCTTGGAGGACTTGATCAGAAGATTGTTCGCAAGCAACCTAAAGGACATGGGACTTCTGCTTGGATAGAAGGACCAGATCATCCAGTGGACACTGAAATAACTGTCCTAGAGGATGTGATTACTACAGGAGGATCTGCTATATTTGCTGTAGAGAAATTGAGAGATGCTGGTTACTATGTTAAGGAAGTAGTTACTATCATTGATAGGAAGGAGCATGATCCTTTTACTTTTTTAGACAAAGAATTAGAATTGATTAGTTTGTATACCTTAGATCAACTAACATGAAGATTGCCATTATTACTGATCAACATTTAGATGGTCGTAAGGGTTCACTAGCATTCTGGAACTACTTCCAAAAATTTTATGATGAAATATTTTTTCCTACTCTCGAACGAGAGAATATCACTTGTGTCTTTGATTTGGGCGATACATTTGATAACCGAAAGTCTATGGACTATAATACTCTTGCTCGCATTAAGGAAAATTATTTTGACCGACTTGCAAAGTATGATGTACACATGATACTTGGTAATCATACCACGTATTACAAGAACACAAATAAGATTAACTCACCAGAGTTATTACTAGAACAGTATAAAAATATAACTCTGTATACTGAACCAAAAGAATTGCAGATTGATAGTAAGAAGTTTATGATGCTTCCTTGGATCAACTCTGGAAATAAAGATTTAGCAATGCAATCCTTAGAAGACACAGATGCTACTATTGTCTGTGGACATCTTGAGATCAATGGATTTGAAGTAACACCTGGTATGTTCTATGAGAACTCACAGGCATTAGGATTGACTGCATTTAAAAAGTTTGAACGTGTATGGTCTGGACATTTTCATCATAGGTCTAAGAGAGGAAACGTTCATTACTTAGGCAACCCTTATCAGATGTTTTGGAATGATTACAAGGATAGTCGTGGGTTTCATATATACGATACTGAAAGTAATAGACTCAAGTTTGTGGAGAACCCCCATCAAATT